CTTGTAGATTGGGATAAATAAATGGCGTATTAGTTCAGAAGAGTAGAACGCTGGCCTGTCACGCCAGAGGTCACGGGTTCAAGTCCCGTATACGTCGCCACATATATGAGGTTGGTGTAAATGGTAGCACTGCGGTCTCCAAAACCGTAAATAAGGGTTCGACTCCTTTACCTCATGCCAAAAAAAAGACACTTACAGCGATTTGTTTAATGAAACATCCTATTACAACCTCCATTGTATCACCACCACCCCTTTCCTTTCCCTTACAAGTGTCTTGTTTTATACTGGCGTAGCTCAGAGGAAGAGCAGATGACCCTTAATCATAAGGTCGTGGGTTCAATCCCCACCGCCAGTACCAAGTTATTTTATGGTTACTAATGTGATCTTATATGGGGGAGCGCCAGAGTTGGAGAGCTGGGGCGGACTGTAAATCCGTTGCCTTCGGGCTGAGTTGGTTCAAATCCAACCTCCCTCACCAAAGCGTGTCGTACCACGCTTTATGAGGTACGAGATCATATGATTCCTGCCTGCATATGGGCGGCTTAGGATGGATGGGTGTGGCTATTCCTGTCGAAATACATATGAAAGCCAGTTATATGGCGGAGTGGTCGAGTCTGGTTTATGGCGCTTGTCTTGAAAACAAGAGGCGGTGATGAGCCGTCCGTGGGTTCAAATCCTACCTCCGTCGCCACATATGACAAAAGCCGCCCGAATGGGCGGCTGGTAGTCATTTCTTTTTTAGTAGTACGTTTATCATATCGCACACAACCGCAGCTTCATCATCGGACAGACTGGATATGTCGATAAATCTTTTGTCTTCACGACAGAGCATGTAGTCTACTGTCACTCCGAATAGCGTAGCGATTTTTACAAGGACTTCGTAGGATGGGAGTCGGATGTCCGTTTCGTATGAGGACACCATTGAGGCTGTTACTCCTATTCTTTCTGCAACCTGCGCCTGAGTTAAATGTTTTTCTTTGCGCAGTTGCTTTAATCTTTGAGAAAATTCAACCATGACGCATAGCCTCCTTTTCTATCAGTTTACACGAAAGAGCATTTCCGATAGAAAGGTTTGCTATACATAATGGTTCTATATGGGACGATAGCTCAGATGGAAGAGCGGCAGGTTGAAGCCCTGCGCGTCGAAGGTTCGATCCCTTCTTGTCCCACCAAATCCAGAAATGGCAGTTTGCTCTTTATGAGCTTCTATTGGGAACGTATGCCCTCCGTGAAAAGCGGACGGACTGGCAGACCGAAAGCACTGCCGCTCTAATGGGAGTTACCAACTGAGTTAAAATAAGTGGGGAAACCGTGCAAACCGGAACTGAATAAGCGCCAGTAACTCAGTAGGTAGAGTAGTCGCCTTTTAAGCGACAAGTCAAGGGTTCAAATCCCTTCTGGCGCACCAAAGGAACTCAGAGTATCTTGCTCTGAGTTTTTGTTTTATGGAAAGGAGGTTGAGACATGGCTGGAGAAGTAAAAAGAAATACCCGTACAAAAAAGTCTGCGTCTGCTGAGAAAGCGTATTTGAATGATGACGGTTATCCGTTTCATTGCACTTCTTGCGGTAAGGGATTTATGAGGCAAAAAGATAATTTCAATGTGTCTCCATCTCCGTATTATGCAAGAAATAATGGTTATTTGCCTATCTGTAAGCGCTGCTTAGAAAAGTCATTTGATTACTACACAGATGATGTTTTTAACGGCGATCAGGATAAGGCAATGGACTTTTTGTGCGCTACTATCAACACATGTTTCGATGAAACGGCTTGGACAAATGCAAAAAAGAGTCCGCCAAACAAAAGCCGTGTCAGCGCTTATTTTTCAAAACTGAATCTTGCGCAGACGAAAGGCGCGTCATATGCAGATACTATTTTGCTGCGAAGAGCCAATAAGGTTGAAAACGCAACTTCTGTGCAGCAAGTAAAAGATAATCCTAAAATCGAAGTGCCTATTGAAACCATTCGCCTATTTGGTCTTGGTTTTAGCGAGCAAGACTATGAGGTTTTGAAATTTGAATACGATGATTGGGTAAGCAAATATGGTGAACCTGAGGATAAGCGTCAAGACGAGCTATACAAGAGTATCTGTTATTTGAAATTGCAGCTTCAGAAGTCTGTTCAGAATGGTGATGCCGGTATCGGTGCATTGGCTAAAACTTATAAAGAGTATATCAATGCTGCAACTACTGAGCTGGAGGATCGCAAACAGAAGAAAGAAGACTCTGTGAAGTTAGACCCTCTTGGTGTTTGGATCAGCGATATTGAGAAATATACGCCGGCTGAATACTACAAAGACAAGGATCTTTACCGAGATGCGGACGGTATTGGTGGATATGCAAGTCGTTTTATTTTCCGCCCGTTAAAGAACTTACTTACTGGTTCAAAGGAGCTTGATAAAGAATTCAATCTCTCCAAGGAGGATTGAGTATGGATAATATCAAGCGAATGGATGAGCGGCAAGCTACTCTACATGAGCATTTTCCATCAACGCATTATTTGCATAAGCCAGAAAATGTTATGCGACTTATGGAATGGATCACATTCTATCGTCGTAACCCATCAAGATTTGTAGAGCATTATTTCGGAATTGTTCTTCACCTATACCAACACATCATCTTGTATTTGATGGAATTCGTTCCGAGCTTTTGTATTGTTGCTGCGCGATCTGCGGCAAAATCATTTCTAATTGCTATTTTTGCTTGTAAAGAGGCTATTTTGAGACCTGGGGCGAAAATTGTTGTTGCGTCTGCAACTAAAAAGCAAGCTCGTCTTATTGTGTCTGAGAAGATCAAAAAGGAGCTTATACCAAAATCGCCGTTATTGGCTGCTGAGATTGATAGCTTCAAAGATAACCAAAATGAAATTGAAGTGATTTTCAAGAATGGCAGTTCCATTGTTGTTGTTGCTGCAAATGAAAATGCTCGTGGTTATCGTGCGACGGTAATGATTTACGAAGAATTCCGCATGATCGTCAAGAATATCATTGATAGCGTTCTCTCGCCGTTCCTATATATCCGTCAGGCTGATTATTTGAAGCTTCCAGAGTATTCTTCTATGGTCGAAGAGCCAAAAGAAGTTTATATTTCTTCTGCGTGGTATCAAAGCCACTGGATGTGGAAGCTCATTCAGACTCTTACTAAGGACATGTTTACAGACGGTTCTTCGTGTGTGATTGCGATGGATTATAGCATTGCTCTGAAGCACAATATCAAAACGAGAAACTTCTTGATCAAAGAACGGAAGAAGCTCGATCCGATTTCTTGGGCGATTGAGTATGAAAACCAGATGATTGCAGAAAATGCAAAATCTTTCTTCAATTACGAGCAGCTCAATCGTAACCGCAGGTTGAAGAGAGCTTTCTACCCAAGAAGAAACGACGAAGCGCTTTTGAAGCAGAAGAACAAATATGATATTCCCAAGCAGGTTGGTGAGATTCGTATTTTGTCTTGCGATATCGCTATGGAGGGCGGTAACGCCACAGATAACTCTATTTATTCTTGCATTCGTCTACTTCCAGAGAGTCAAGAGTATAAAGTTATGGATACTCAGGGCGAACACATCGAAGTAAAGCGTGGATATAGACGTCAAGTAAGTTATATGGAGGCCGTTCATGGCGGCGAAACAACCAAGCAGGCCATTCGTATTAAACAGCTATATACTGATTTCAATGCGGATTATTGTGTTTTGGACGGTCGTAATGCAGGTATCTCCGTTTACGATATGCTTGCTAAGGTTCTATATGACGAAGAGCGCAATATGGAGTATAAGCCTTGGAAATGTATGAATGATGAGAAAGTTGCCAATCGTATTCAGATTGCTGGAGCAGAAGAAAATGTTTACATTATTAAAGCGCAACTTGAAACGAATAGCAACATTGCTGAGTCAATGAGAAATGCTTTGAATTCCGGAATGATTGACCTATTGATTAGTAATACTGAGGCGGTTGATGAAATTGCAAACTTTATTCCTGAGTATGCTACTGCCGATGTGGATACGCAGCTCTTCTTTGAGCGACCATATCTTGAAACGGTTGCCCTTATCAATGAGATGATTGATCTGGAATATGAGCGTGGAGAACAGACAGGGCTTATCAAGATTGTAAATAACAACAACCGTAAAGACCGCTATACTTCGGTCTCTTACGGTAATTATTTTGCTCAGATGCTTGAACACGATATGTTGTCGGATAGTTCGGAGTATGAGTATGTACCACTATTTAACTGAAGGAGGTGAGAAGATTGCCAAATAATAAAAGACGCTTTCCGTTTTTCTGGAAAACCAACGAAGTCTACGAGGAAAACTCAGCGCCGCAAGATCCAACATATGAGTTTAACACGAATTTAGAGACTGCGTATATTCGGATGCTACAAAGCTCTGGTCGTATGCCATATACGATTCAGGAAATCAGAACATTCATTAGAAACCCAATGGCAAATATCGAAGCTATCAGAAATTTAGCGCATTGGGCTTATTATTCTAATGGCGTTGTTGCAAGCGGAATTGACTATATGCGGACGATGCACACGCTTGATGGCGTTATTGTCAGCAGATCAAAACGAGCTGACGGTAAAAGACCGCGTAATTATTGTATGAACAAACAAAAGATGGAGGCAACTCTTCACACCATTCGATATAAGCAAGTAATCCGTGATGCCATTTTTAAGAATGCAAACGATGGCATGTATGTAGCTTATTTTGAGACAAATTATGCTACGCCAGATTATCGTACTGCTTTAACGGATTATGAAATTCAAAATATCACAGAAATCAATGCGATAGGAATGAATGCAATGGTTATTCCTCTTCCTATTGATTATGTGAGAATTATTGGCCGCAGAAACAATAGCTATCAGGTAGCTTTTGATCTGCGGTATTTTTCTAATCTAAGTGAAGATGTTAGGAAAAGAAAGCTTGCTGGATTCCCGAAAGAAATTCAAAT